CTCCCGAGCACGCGTGATGATGGAGCCACGACCGGAAAGTGTTTGAAAACTTTCCGAATGTGGTCATCAATCCATCTGCACGTTTGCCAGTAACCAGCGAAGTATAACTGGTTACGGAAGGCAACAAGTGAGATGAACCGCGTAGCATGCTGCCGTTGTGTAGGAAGTAAATCTCTGACTCTGACTATACTGATGTCAGTGCCAGCGAAATACTCCTTACCGCAAGACTCCCTGAACCGTCCGGTCCAGAAGGACTTGCCTTGGTTAACTCGCGACCCAAAAGTCTCGAGCACCTGGACAACGGTATGCACGTAATCTACAGGGACGATAATATCGTCTCCGTAGACGCGCACCTGCCCGCAAAAATGTTTGACATCTTTGCGGGTAAGGGGTCTGTTGAGCTCTCGCTCAATCCCTATGAAGATCATGGTCAGAAAGACCATAGCCTCCACGGGAAAGGTGAGAGCTGAACCCATAGATGCGAACTTGGCTAAACGGATTACTCCGTGGCCAGGAACTTCAGCCTTCCGTGATCTGCATGCGTCAACGGCCTCATTCAACCAAGGCCAATGACGGAACATTTCACGTACGAGCTGATTCGAGACACGATCGGAAGCCTCGCTCATGTCGAGCGTGGCCAGAGTCCCATATAGAGACCCTGTACGGGCAAGAACCTGATTGGGTTCTTGGTCCGAAATTCCGATAAGCTTCGACAAGGAGTCATCCTCGTCGAGGTACTTTCGTATCAAGGCCAGAACAGACTGCTGTGCGTATTGCATAGCAGTAGGTTCCATGCCAATGATACGAGGTGTCTTGAGCGTCTTAGGAACTGAGATCACCTTAACGGGGATCTCATCTCCAGGTTCGAGGAGTTCCACCTGGTCCAGAATGTCGTAACTGGCATTCGGGATAAGCATTTCTTCCATTCGGAAGATACGCTCCAGCCGGGACGTCCAGGACCGCAAATTGAACTTCTGGTTTCCCAGAAGCCGATCGGCGGTTGATCCTGGACCGTGCTTAGGCAGATATTTACCGTGGAAGATATCGCTATCAACCTTGGTGAACATATCTGCGAAAAGCAACGACGAAATGCGTCGAAAATCGGCTCGTTCTTGAGTCGACAACTTCGCATCCGCGTCGCGGACCTCCTGCTCACACAAAACAAACTCCTGCATAGCTTTCTCAGTCCTTGCATCACTGCAAGGTAGAGAAATCTTCCCAAACATCAGTGTTAACTGGCGAATGGAAAGAATTGAATCTATACAGGGGTCTGTGAGCAACAGACCACTATCACGATCGAACACACGATCCAGAAAACCTCCGAGAAATCGGGGGAGCTCTGCTTTTCTCCTAAAAGAAGAGAAAAGACGTCGATCGACATACCCAAGGTCAAGACTTTTTTCGAAGTCCTTTCCCAAGGTAGGTAGGGTTATCGTTAGAAACGATAACCCCTCGTGTTCGACACGACACGTGACGGTTTTGCCGTCACGGGTGGCGCTAGTGCAACATCTGATGGCGCATTCATCGGCCATCATCTGCCAGAGCAACATTAGGCTTTTCAGAAGCCCTCCTTAAATAGAGGTTGTCTTCTCCTTAGCCTAAGGGTCTACCTAGAGTCAGAGAACTCACTGAACAAGTGTGAACTCTACCTCTAGACCTGATTTCGGCACGAGAACAGTGAACCAAAAGCCAGTTGACTTGAAGTTCACATTGAAGGCGACCCGAGGGTCGCCATCGTTCTCAACCCGTGCGGTTAGAACCGCCCGGAGCCTAATCAGCTCTCACCGGCAAGTAGCTTGACGATGAGGGCATCGGTAGATGCCGTGAACTGGCCCTTAAAGCCATTGTACACGGCGAGAGCCTCAGTAGGTGTGTACCCGATCTTGGGGACATCGAAGACGATGTAGTTACTCATCGACACATCGATGTTCTCGGTCGGGACATACGGACTGGGGCTCAACTTCCGATGGTCGAGCCTCAGCACTCTCCGGATCCTCCGCCCTTCGGCGTGGGAAGCGGACAGGCTGACGAGACCGTCGCCACTGGTGTATACCGCCTGCTTGTTCCCAACGCTTACGCGCGGGAGCGAGATGGTGGTGCCACTAATGGTGACTGTCTGTGGATCGGTAAACGACATAGGCATTGCTCCTTACGTCCCACACATGTGTGTGGAACTGGTAGTTGACGCGGTGCATGTATTGACCGCTATCCGATCTTGGATAAACCAAGAGCGGCAGCTATGGCTAGCTGGCGTGGTGACAAGCCACTCCAAGTCAAGCCAAAACCAAAGGGGTTTGCGCGCCTTCTTATCTTGGTCTCAGTGACCAAGGTTAGGGGCGCCACACTTCCTCCGCCCGAAAGGCCGGATTTAGTGAGGGTATAGGTATCTTTCACGATGGTATGTTCCATCATGTACCCATACCGCATAACCAGGCCATCAGTCGCCCAGTCCGTGAGATTCGAAATGACATCTCCCGTGCTGGTAAACCAATCTACGGCCCAGCTCCATGGTGCAAGATTCCAGAGAGTCTCTGGGGTAGGTGCTATGCCGAGAAGCTTATCGGCGCGTGCAGCGTAACGAACCATCGCGTTCCGGGAGTCATATCCGGTAGGCAAATGGTAAGTAAACGCTCCACTAAACCACCTATCTTGGGTCGTTTCACGGACCCTAATCAAGTCACCATACGGCGGCTGAAAGCAATCAGTGGAATTCGGACCCCAAGCTTGGGCTCCGACTGCCAAAGTTGCAACATCAGTCGTCGTCTTCGTAGGGAAGTGGTACTTACGACGAACGACACCTCCTGCATCACGCTCATACTGTTCAAGAACAGTGTTAGCATGAAGTACGGCGTCCGCAAACGAGCGAACGTCGTGTAGGAGAGGTCGCCATCCAAACTCTACGTTCAAGTATTCGTGACCAGCATTTTTGCTGACACGATTTCTTGCCTTCCACGTAGATGAACCTACCATGTGGGGAATACCCTCACGGTAAAGTTCACCTAGGAAGGTGGATGCGTCTGCCACTGAATTGGTGGGCTTACAGTTGGCTATTGCTTTCGCACCCCACGCGTCCAGTGCCGAATTACTCGACACTGAATCGGGTGGGAAGCCTACTGTATTGGGATTCAAGGGATAGGCAGGGCCACGATAAGTGGACTCCCGCCAAACCCCCGGGAAGATATCTACATGCTTAAACGTTTTGACAAACGGTTGAACCGATTGTACATAACGCTTTTGCGTGAAGAATTCTCCCCCCAAGTCCCCAGTAATTCCCTTACGGGAATTGAAGGGGTGCCCCTCCGACACAGTAACCTGTGTCCC